ATGTGGACGATGCCAATCGCACTTACCGCAAAATCTATTACAACCAAGCAACCGCACCACCGGCAATTGTCCGAAGCCCCGGCATTGCGCAGGATATGTATCCAATGCTTCAAATTCTTGAAAAGGACATGATGGATATAGCTGGTCTACATGATGTGTCGCAAGGTATGGCACAAGCTGGAACACCTGCGGAATCTGTAAGGCTGTTGCAACGTGCGGACAATACGCAACACAGTTACATCCGATCCGATATTGAAATCAGCAACGCAAAAATCAAGGAGTGGGAAGTTGCGTTGGTATCCCAGTTTGGAGTTGCGCCGTTTGTCGGTCAGATGGAGGAACGTCGTTCTCCTGCGGAAGAATTGCGAACCGGAGTTATTACGTTTGATCACATCAGGAATGGTGGTCAGTTCCGAATTGAATACGTTCCCGGTTCCGCGCAGGAAGAATCACCGGATCAGAAACTCCAAAGAATGATGGCATTCAGGCAGATGGGACTGTTCGGAGATCCAGCCGATCCAGCCACCAATATGCTTGTAGTCAAGATGTTGAAGATGCCTGATAGCAGCATGATCTTGGAACATCTTGCCGCGCAACAGGAACAAGCCGCAATGATGCAGGAGGCTGCTATACAGGCTGCCGCACAATCGGAACGACCTCAGAGTACGTTTGATCCAGAAGCGGAACAGATGCGTACTCAGTTGGATATCTCCAAGATTCAAGCTCAACAGGGTGCGAAATTGGAGGCAGATCTTGCCAAGATGCGCGAACGTTCTCGCCTCTTGCAAGAAAATGACGCCGCAAAAAGCATGGTTGATGTTTCCAAACAAACAATTATGCGAAATATTTTTGGCGATCAACAAAAAAATCCTAGCAAGAACGGGTAGTAAGGACACATAATAACAATGTCGGAAGAGATGGTGACACTCACCTCGGATTCACCAGCCGGGGCTTCGGACAGCGGCGCGGCAAACGCCATCATGGATATGGTTCGGGATACCGTCGATCCCGGATCTATTGCCCAAGACGTAAACAACACGGGCGTCCAAGAGTCATACGATGTGTATGACTTGCTGGGTGTTGATCAAGCACCCACGCAACCTGTAGCGCAGGAAGATCCCAATCCTGTTCCCTACGATAGGTTTCGCGAAGTCAATGAACGAGCGAAATCTGCCAACGACAGGTTGAGTCGTTGGGGCGATGTCATTTCCGAATTCGAGCGTCAGGGTTTCAGCTCTGCCGCCGATGTGCAAGCTGCGTTGATTCAACAGCAACAGCAAGCGCAGGAACAGGCAATCGTTGATCGGTACAGGGAACTGGAACAGCAGGAACTGTTGGACCCGCAAACCAGCCAGCTGCAAATGTCTGCTGAGTTGGAACGCTTCCGGTATCAACAGGCGATGCAACAAGTATCGCAGTTCATGCTGGATCAACAAAAGTCTTCTTCGTATGCTCAGTACCCGCTAGCCAAGAAGAATGAAGCTATGGTTGATGATCTTGTCAGCCGTGGTGTTCAGCCTACTGAAGCAGTCCGTATTGTGCATGAACAGGTTGATCGCCTTACCAAGGCGTTGATTCCTGAACTACTTTCCCGTATGCAGAAGGGGCAAGCTGCCCCAACTCCCTCTGGATCTGGAAACAGCGCAAGGCCAACTATCGCCAATGGTGGGCAACCAGTTTCCCAAGGGGCGCGTAGCTCCCTGAGCCAACTGCTAGGTATCGGTCAAAACCGTAAATCCATTTGAGGTAAGAAACAATGGCTATTGACTTCAATGGTGCCTTGACTCTGGCGGATCATGCCGCGATCAGCAATGACCCGCTCGTCAAGGAGATCACCAAATCCCTTCACCAGACTTGGAATGCCCTTAAGGATATTCCTCTCTTTACGTCTCCTTCGTTGAAGCAGGTTGGAATGCGGTATCTCAATACCAATATTCCTCTGCCGAACTGGTCTACCGTAAACGGTGAACCCGTTCCGGTTAAGGGTCGCCCCAAATCCTACGAAGAGAATATGTATCTTGTTCGCAACAAGATTCTTGTTGACCATCTTCTTCTGGATCAGCCGACCAATATTATTGATCCGATCGAAGCTCAAGTGCAGATCTTCCTTGAAGGATTTGCTTATGACTTCAATGACAAGTTCATTAATAACAACCCGGCTACTGGTACTGTTGACTGCTTCCCCGGTCTTGCGTATCGTTTGGATAATGCGGCTGACTTTGACATCCCGTCTCAGATGTCTTTGATTGCTCCTGATGCAGCGCGTATTGACTTGAGTGCCAGTACTACCGCAACTACTGCAAACACTTTTTTTGCGTATCTTCAAGAACTGCTTGACAACATGAATGCTCCTAATGGAGATGGTGTTGTCTTGTATATGTCCGAGAAGTGCAAGCGTCAGGTTGAATTTGCCATTCGTGTCATGGGTATCGGTGCTGGTTTTGATATTACTCAGGATTCGTTTGACCGACCTGTTGAGAAGTACAAGAATGCAACGGTGCGCGTAGTCGGACGAAAATCTGATGGCGTTACTGGAATTATTTCCGATACTCAATCGGCATCGGGAATTACTGGATCTGTTGCTTCTTCGATCTATGCTGTTCGTTATGGCACCGGTTATGTTCAGGGTTGGCAGTCGGGTCCATTCAAGCCAACGTACCTTGGTCTTTCCAAGGAGAATGGAATCATGCACAACGTTGTCTTCGACTGGGGCATTGGTCTCTGGGTGCCTCATACCCGTGCTATTGGTCGGCTTTTCTGCCGCGTTTCGTAATAAGAAAGAGAGTTTGAATTATGGCTAAAGATGCAAAGCTGACATTCAGCTTCGCGGCAGTTTCCGCTAGTACTGCCAACCATATTCTCCAGACTGCCACTACGGGTGTTGTCACTCTTGGTGGAGCTGCGGATACTTGGCAGCGAGGTTATTCCAATACGCTTAATGTAGGTGGATTTACTAGCTATACGGCTGCGTCTGGACCTGTTCCACCGGCAACTGAAACTGGAATTGTTTCTGCTACGGCTCCTGTTCAAGGAAGCATGACTGGCATTATGGGTTGTGACGTTTATGTCACTTCCACGATTGCTTCGTCGCTTACCTTGGCTGGTACTCCTGCGGGTGTTGTAACCATTTTCGTTGAAGGGGCCAATGACAGTTCGGCTGGATCTGGTACTGCTGGAAGCGATTGGGGGCCGGTATCTGCTGGTTACGTTGTTCCTGCTTCGCTTTCCGCGAAGCGTGTCAACATTCAATTGACCGACACCACGAAGCCGCATCTTCGTATTGCCGTGATGGTTAATCATGGTGGTACGACTGCTTCGACTGGCACGGTTACGATCACCAATGCGGCTCTCTCCTTGGGCCGTGATGGAATTAACCCGGTCGGTTGATAAATGACTAGGGCGCAACTCAAACAGCGAATCCGTGTTCTTGGTTCGCACCTGTTCAACACAGGTGCGGATCAAGACCCGTTCGGTCTTGACTTGCTCCTAATCGAACAGGCCAACCAGATAGCCCGTCAAACGGACTGTCTGGTTGGTCGCAGGTATCTTGATCTTGTGGCGAACGAGGATGAGTACTGCTCACCGGATATCTACAAGGTGCGTGGAATCTTCTACCTTGATGGTGGAGATTACAAACGACTACGGCAAATAAACTTTTCCGCAAAGACGTTTGACAGCAAACGTAATGACACTACGGCTTCCGTGCCTGATATCTGTGCTGTATACGGAATGAATCGCATCAGACTGAAACCGGCCCCTAGCGCGGCTGTCACCAACGGTCTGATGATCGAGGGTTACTGCCAACCCGGCAACATTTGGCAATACAACTCCAGCGGTACGATTGATACTGGTGTGCCTACAGAAGATCACAACTGCCCTCTTCCCGATGTAGCGCAGGATTGTTTGATCTATGCCGTGCTTCATGCGCGGTCCATTCAGTTGCGCGATCAAGCTGGCATTGCCCTATATATGCAGGAGTATCGGCAACGACTGGGTGATGTCGAAGCCTTTGCTGCTACCTACCACACAAGGATGGCTTAAATGGCTACGTTGGCTGAACTGGAGAACGACACTCTCATCCTCCTGAACGAAGCCACGGGCAGCGTCCTTGGCGATCTTCCCAATGGCACGGGTGGCACCACCATTGCTACCATGACGACCATTGATCAGTACCTCAACGAGGCACAATACGAGATGGCTCGTTCGTGCGTCTACATTCCCGGTACGCAGACCTTCACCGCGTTCACCGGTTCCGACTTGACGCTCACTTCCATCTGGCATCCGATGTCCGTATCCATTACTGGATCGGCGTTGCAACATACGACTGATGCTAGGTTGCGTTCATGGCAACCCAACTTTGAGGTATTCACCGGTACGTTGTCTCTACCGAATGGTGGGACCACTACCGATCCTTATTACTGGTATAGGAAAGACCCGTTGGTGGTACGGGTCTTCCCCTCTGCCACAAACCAAACCATCGTCGTTTACGGAGCTTCAATTCCAGCGGCGATTACAACGTCCTGTACTTTTGCGCCTGACGATGTGCTACGCAACACGCTCCCCGTGTACGCAGCCATGAAGCTGGCGATGAAGAACTTGGACGATCCTAGCCTCGCACCAAGGATTCAGTTGTGGCGCGAATGGTGGTTCGATTCCTGCATGAGGCTATGGAACAATATGGACTCGTCGTTGAAGATGGAGGGTAGCCCATATCAGCAACCACCGGTGGCTCCTCCAGCCGCTAAGTGAGGTTAGTATGACTGTTGATTCTGGTTGGGCCGCTGTCTTTCTTATGGCACTTATTGCTATTGGTGGTGGTATTGGCAAGATGATCCACATGATGTATCGCATGGAGAGCGAACTCACGGGTACTTCCGCTACTCTGCGAGATCATAGCCGCCGTCTTGAGATCGTCGAGAAGGAAATCAATTCCCTCTTGTCGGTCGTGACCCGCCTCTACGCGGATAGCGGAAAAAAACCGTGAAG